GATCCATTAACCACTAAGATTTTGTTTTTGGTGGCTACACTTTCAATTATATCTTATGCATATAAAGCATTTTTAAAGAAACAACCAACTAAAAAATTAGCCGCCACTTTAGTTTCGTTATCGTTGTTACCCTTTCCTGCGATAATGATTATATTGGCGTCATCAACAACTGTAATACTGTCAGAGTCATTGATAGTGCCTAGAATTGCTACGCCGTTTGGCGTTGTGTTGATGTCAGTTCTGGCAGTTATATATTGCCAGTCCAAAAAGACGTCCGGGCTTATCGCTGGATATTTTCTGGCTGTAACGATCCTTACATCATTTGCATTAGCCAACGCAATTAAGTCGCAATATGAGGTTGACTTTGTAATAGTTTCTCAAATAAAGAAGGACATATCAGGAAGCCCAAAATTAAGCTCATCCAAAACAACGACTTTTGGTGTAATGAAGGAATCACCAGTAGTAGCTGTGAATTCACAGGTATTCCCTGTTATCAGGCTAATAAACAGCAAAATGTATGATGCATCAACCTCTACCATGCTGACCAGGCTAGGAATAAGAAATGTAAACTTTTCGTTTGAGAGGGCCAAATGGCAGGAAATAGCCAATGACGCATGCAGTGTCTCTTACCCAGACGTGTCTACTACGGATTATTCGATTTACAATAAAGATGGTCAGAATTATGTATTTTTAGGTGGCAAACCAAAACTCTGTAAATAAACCGAGGGGCTTTCGCCCCTCTTTTAGTTGTATAGAATAATCTCTACCGTAGCGGCAGTTACGGTCAACATGTTATATACAGCACCGGCTGCCGTGTATGTATTAACGGTTATTGATTTATTGCCATATGCTGCCACATTGCACTGACCGCCGTTAGTCAGTCTTACCGTGCAGTTTTCTACGGCTTTCTGTGTAACATGGCTTGGGAACTGAATTGTAAAGCCGGTTGATAGCGGAGTTACTGTTCCAGTAATTGTCTCAATGTCTGTTTTCGTAACAGATCCATTTGAAAAGTTTATTCGCGCTTTACGCGTAAAATCAACTGTTAAATCTGTAACTACGGCGAGCCGCAGAAACATTGGGGAGCGGGATGTAGTTATTCCTCTAACGGTAATGTTAGATACTGCACTGCCAGTGAATGCTATCAATGGAGCAGGGGTGCCACTACTACCACCACCAATATTATCGTGAATGTTAGCTATAGTGATGTTCTGGACGCTTTGCGTATCATGCCCAACAAGGATAGGCGTTGATTCACCCGGACATGTGATCACAACATTGCTCAACATCCCGTTATTGCCCGATATATTGTAAGCGATAATATCTGTGCGCCCCACGGAGGAATCCTTAGGTACGCCATTGATATTATGGTTAGTAATCAACCATCGGTTAGATTTGTAAGTTGGAGACTGGCCTTGACCGACGGCATAAACAGGAACTCCCGCGGCGTATTTAATGGTCTGGAAAACCATATTTGATGCGATGTAGTCGGTGATGTTGTTATTTTCGTCATTGAAAATCATGCCCCCGTTGCCGCCCTCCTGAATCGCGTTATTCAGGATGAAACGTTGAGAAGCGCGGATTGCGAGCATCCACTGGTTGCGGTCGTCTCGACCAATCCAGCGACCTATCATATTGTTGGCAATAACGTTTACGTTGCCGTTAGTATCGCCGCCTGAGCCAGTGGACATATACAGCAGGTGTCGGCCGTTCGGTGCAGCCTCTACCGTCTGCATCACGTTATTGATGATGGTTTCTTTGGCGTTGTCCGTAAGAACTGAATAACCAGCACGACCGCCGCCGACATCATCACCAGTATGGTAGACCTGTTTTTCGGTAATAACGTCATTAACAATCGCGTTCCTTGCCTGACTGACATAGACGCCACCTGCCAGACCAGCGAAGGAGCGAACCCCACGCACAATCAGGTTTTTGGTGTAACGTGTTAATAACGCGAACGAGGAAATGGCCTCATTAGTATTATCTGTCGGAGAAGAAGTGCCGCCAGCCTGAATATCATTGATGGTTACATTGGTTGTAGGAGCTGTGTCAGTACCAAGCATCCCATACACCGCAGATTTACCAGAAGTGTCCGTGACCTTGCCGCCGCGCCCTTCCACGAACTGGTTATTTGTAAGACGATAAACCATGCGGGACTGCATCTCAGGGAGATAGGTATTGGAGTTCGTTGATATATCTTTATCTATCTCAACATCGCGCCCGTTAGAGAAAACTCCGGCCACGCCAGTAGCATACCCATCAGGCCGTCGGTCAATGGAGTTCAAGTCTGCAGCAAGGGTTCCACGATGATTGGTTCCAATGAGCCCTGCCCCCGTTGATGACGCCAACATTGACCTAAGCGTAGAGTCTCCAACGCTAATCCATGCCCCAACACCAGTTCCGCCTGTAGATGCAGGCGTAGATCCGGCAGGAACAACCTTCGGCAGAGGCCCATCCCAGCGGTAATATTCACCGTCTGTTGTGTCTTTCAGGATCTGATTTGGCAATGAGATTGTTGCCCCTGCCTGGAAAGTGCCAACCGGTATCCAGCCAAATGCAGCAATAGCCTGGCGTGCAAGTTGGTTCAAGCCCTCTATTGTGTAATGTTCATTACCGAAACGGTCAACATATGTAGTGACAAGCGAAGTAACAAACTCGTCGATTTTACCGGCGTTAAACTTCAGGTCGCGCGGAGATTCACTCGGTACTGGATTATTAGTAGGTTGCGTAGCCATATTTTTTCCATAAAAAAACCCGGCGCTATGGCCGGGTTGGGATTGTCGGGAATGTCTTATTGGTAGATGGCGTCGCTGTATTCCGCGACAGTCAGTGATACCGTGTTATCCGTGTTTGGTTTGATGCTGTTGACAGTCCATAACTGGCTGTCCAGCTCTTCCACTGTCGCGATGAGATAACGCGACGGGAGCTGCACCGTGTCTCCGTTCCAGATGTTTAGCTGAATACTAGGTATTGCAGCGGTGAATCCGTACTTCGTGTCAGCTCGGGCGGTGGCCGGATAACGCAGTGTCGGGTTACCAAGGCTATCGGTAATCAGCACATACATATCCCCGGAAAAGGTGATCGGCTCGCTGGTATCGAAGTTATTCCCGGAGCGCCCGGTGATATAACCCTGCTGCTGATTGCTGTCGTAGATGTCCGGCATCTGAATGACGCTACCCACCTGGATAATGCCATCTTCGAAAACTTTGGCATTCATCTTAACTCGGGAATAGATCAGACGCTTAACTTCCCTAATAGCTCTCTCACGTGCCTGGTACTCGTTACGGAATCCGACTATCTCCAGCTTGTTAGGGTTCTCAGCTTCCTGCTCGACAATAGCGCCGTTCAGCACGCGGTAGTTGATGTACGTCTTGTTGTTGGTAGTCGGATGAACGTAGGACACCTGCACGCCGTCGTAGCCGCCAGGAAGAGTGGCCTCGTACGTCATTTTGTACTCGTCCGTCTTCATGTTGGCGCGGTTGAATACGGCCGCCGGATAATCAACTTTCTGGTCGCGGGTGAACGTCAGCACACCGTCATCCCAATAAGCAACCACCGATGCCGCATTACAGATTGCCTGCACGCGGTCACCGAGCGAGTCGTTTTCGTCGTCAAAGGTGTAGTCGAAGTAGCCCAGGCGCTCATCTGGCAGGCTTTCAGCAATAGTGTACAGCCCGTAAAGGTCAATGCTGCTGACCGATTGCTCGCCCATGATGAGCCAGGTATGCGCCACAGCATCAGCGAATGATCGCGATGGACGCAGCGTGTAATCTACAGTCTGCGTGTTTAGGTTGTAAGTGATGGTATGGCGCGTTACGAGAGCGTTATATTTGCGTTCGCGACTTCCCAGCGCGTTTTCTGTCGCCCGAACTTTTACATGTACCAGCGTGTCAGTCGGATGAACGACGTTGGTCCTGATGTTGATCGCGTGAATCTCTTCAACTTTCAGCACCGAGGCATCGCTGGAGTTATCAGTGCGTTGGAAGCTGATCGCATACTTACCAAAGCCACCTGACGGGGTTATCTTATCTGTGCGATAAAACACTTCGCTCGTATGGTCGTGCGGCGTTCCCTGGTAATAAGTAAATGTCTGCGTAGTGCCGGGGATCTGGTTGTAATCATCGTCGATTTTCCAGATAACAACTTTCCAGTTCGTCTGTTTTTTACCACCCAGGCTCGACTGCGTGTGTAGCCAGAGCTGAGAAGATTCAACTGGCGAGAAGAATGGCCCAACAACAAGCGCTTCGTTGTCGTTGAGAATGAATTTCGTAGTGTTGATGGTGGCATTTGCCGGGATGTCCTGAGGGCCCTGCAGGTCGCTCATCGTGAAAGTGTACCAGCGAACAGGATTAGTAACCGCCCCATTGTTAGTTTCTACCGCAGAGATGAGGGTTCCTGAGAAAGTAGCGTCAGTTGTGACACTGCCAGAAGCCGTGCTGTACGTAACGTTAATGGTGAATGTTACGGCATGCGGCAGCACTAACCCCATGAAATAATCGAAGTCGGATTGCTTCACGATTTTCATGGCTATCTGGCCGCCGGAATATGTCCCGCTGACTACTGTGTTTGCCGTCGCCGTTTCTATCGGGAAATCACCCGCTTCGTTCTGCCCAGGCACCTCCTGTCCATCTACGTCATCGAAGCCATATCCCTCGACGATTTGGGGGATGACTTCACCTGGCTGATAAAACTGATATTCAGCCCCAGCCAGTGAGCCGAGGCTCGATTCGGAGTAGCGCACAGACTCATAATCGTACTTACCGATTCCGATGCACATCCATTCTGTCACGTACTTCAGTCCGCCATCTTTATCATTCTGACGCACATATTCGAAAACAGATTCCTGAATAAGGTCAGGAAATGACCTCACCTGACCATAAATATCCGGCTTGGCTTTATAGACGCGTGCGGTGTTAGTCTGTCCAGTAAGGCTATTATTTGGAGAATCTACTGTATTCCCGCCAGTGTTTGCGATAGCTGGCTTTGGCGCAAGAAAGGAAAAAACCTGCCCAACCACTTTAAATATCGGGCTCAGAACATCTTCTACAATTCCTTTTGGCTGGTCGAAAATCTGGATGTGGTCTAGTTCGCTCAGCTCAAAAGCCAGCTCATCGTCGTCGCTGAGCTTAACGCCATTGCGTAAGATAAGCAGATCGCGGTGAAAGGTTGCGTCATTGGCCGCCAGCCAGTCATAAAAAAGGGTGCCATTTGGCACCCTGTAACGCAGCTTAGGCGTTCCTGGAAAATTCGATATCTCAACCAGCGCCATAACAAAAATACTCCACTTTGGTGAATGCCCGCTGAATAACAAGCAACGAGTCCATGCGCACGCTTCCGTTTTCGCCGCGAGAGTGTAACGCTTGCCTGTTGAGCACCAGACCTACATGCGCCGGTTGTACGCCGCGGTACCCCACGAATATCCCGCCCTCTACTGGATTATCGACCTGACGCCAGAAGACGACATCTCCCTGATAGCAGGTAAAGAAGTCCTCCCCGGCTTCGTAGTCCGGCGTCTGGTGTAGCTCAATACCGAGCACGTGGCGGTAATAGAGAACAACCAGCCCCCAACAGTCTACTTTCTCGAACGAACAGGCACGGTTTGCCCACGGCACGCCAATGACCCGCCTGACGAACTCAGAGGTACTGAAGCCCTGTGTATTCTTGCGGATCATAAAGTCGGCCTATGTTGTTGTTTAGCGGGTTGGTTACTGAGAGGGTTACTGATGCAGCATCTGCGTCGATGTCTACAGTCTTGACGTAGAGTTGCCACGACTTAATCGGCGCAGACACGTCTCCACTGTCGAATATCTGCCGCGTCGCTGTGATTGCCGTCAAGCGAGACGCTCCCCTCCACTTCTTCATCAACAATTTGATGTCAGATGAGAGTCGACCAAGCTTCACGGTCGCGTCGATCACCGGCGTGCCGCTCTGTTGGCTCTCTTCAATTTCGAAACGCGCAGGCTTGTACACCTGGCCGCCAAGCGTTTTGTCGAAGAATTGCTTATCTACCAGGCGGACGTATCCGAATGACGGGTGATAGAAAGTGATGGTATCGAACAGTCCGCGCGTCGGTCGCTGTTGCTTGTATTCACGAAAGGATGGCATTACGGCACCCTCGGTATTGATTCTGGGTCTCTGTTGTCAGGATAACCCGTTACAACGATATCCAGCCACGAATCCCACGGCGGCGGCAGCTCAACAATGATGTCGTCGAACTCGTCGTCAGGGTTATAGAGGTGGTTGGCTATAACGGTACCAGTCCAGGTCACCACGCCGCCGTCGATGCTCGTTTGCACAGGCATCTGCGTGAAATGAAGTTCCTGAACCTGCAGGCCACTGCCGCCGATGTTGATGGGCATGCGAAACCAGTTAACACCACGGTTAAGGTAATTCGGGCTTCGTAACCATTGCTGGAAAGCGCGTTCTTCATCAAGTGTGAAAATCCACGTCAGTGACCATGTGGTTTTGAGGTCGTCAGTAAGGTTCTGGAAAATAGCCGGGCCGACTGCTGGCTGGTCAGTCTGAAACCCGGTATCGAAGGTCATATTTTTACTGGCTTTTTGTGCCAGCGGCAGCCAGTCTGGGTAGTCGATAATAGCCATCAGCCCTGCCCCCTTGGCGTGCGTTTAACGTTCATGTTGCTGGTTATGGCGTTGCTGATTGGACCGCCATTGTTAAGGTCGGCGACAATTACATCCACGGTGACGCCGCCATTGCCATCAGTTCCGGCCTGAGCATCTACAGAGGACGATGTGTAGTTCTGGATGTTGATTACCACCCCGCCACCTGCGCCTGCAGTCATTTCCTTGTTGCTAATCACTCTGCCGTTGTCGCCCGGAATCATATATTGCTTCCCGGTACTGGCCTGGTATATCTCCGGCATGCCGCCCTCGCCAACCTGATACATCCCACCCGCTGATACCGGGCCGCCGTTTTTGCGCTTCCCAGAAAGAGCGAGCGCTGCTACGACAGCACCAAGCCCAACCGCAGCGGCACCACCGAATGAACCTATGGATGCTACGATTGCCGCAGGTGTCCATGCCGCTGTAGTGGCTGCCGCTGATGCGGTGCTTGCCGCCGTCGTGGTGGCTAGAGCGCTAACTTGAGTGGCTGTAGTCGCTGCTATGGCTGCCTGCTGAGTAGTGGCTCCAATGATAGCGTTCTTAGCCCATTCAACACCCATCTGGACGAATGAGTTAACCAGGCTATTGAGCACCGTGCTTGCCAGCGACCTGGCAGCGCCTTCAGCACTCATGCTTCCTGTGATTATTCCTGTTAGTGCGTTTGAAGCGTTACCAGCAAGTGCATCGAATGAGGCTGCAAGTGCTTCGTTTCCTGCGCTCTGGTTTCGCCATATTTCCCACTGAGCAGCAATGCGTTCCTGTTCATACTTACGATCAGCGGCTGCCTGTAAAGCAAGGGCGTTCTGATGTGAGATTACACCTTGCTGCTCGAATTGCTGAATGAGAGCAAGCTTTCTGGTGTTTTCATTCACTAACTGCTGAACTGGATCAACACTGCCTGCAGCTTCCTGTTGCGGCGTAACTGCTTGCTGAGAGCGTATTTTGGCGAGGTTAGCTTGATGATCGGCCTCAAGTCTCTCTGAAGTTTGGTTATATTGTTCCTGGCTTATTTTTTTCGCAGACAATGCAGTATTCAGGTCTTGCACGTCTTGCTTATAGCTGGCGTTCTCTCGCGCTTCCGGGAGTAGCTTCTCAGCGGCAGCCTGTGCCTTAATGGCATTGGCTGTATCCCATTTAGTCGCAGCATACTGTCTTGCCTGTTGGATTTGAGCCTGGGTAGCACCTTTTCCAAGAGAAAGCTCAGCATTTAGCATCGCCTGATCTCTGCTTAATTCTCCTGTTGAATCAGCAGCAAGTTCTGATTGTTGTTTCAGCGCCTCCAGTTTCTGCGCTATCGCCTCAGCCTGGCTGGCAGACTGCCTGCCTTCCTTGTTGCTTTCCTTTCTTGCTTCAGTTACCCGGTATGTCTCGGCATACTCGTCCTGTAGTGCCTTCACTCGTTTCTGGTCAGTAATCCCGGCATCTGCCGCATCATATTGAGCCTGCAACCGTGCGCGAGCCTCACCTTCAAGCTTGGCTAGTGCTAATCTGCGTTCCGAGTTTTTGACAAGCTTTTGGGTAGCTGCATCATCACCGTTGGTTGAAGGGCTTTTGAAACCTTGATTGTTTTTGGCTTCATTTGCAGCCTTGGCACGAATGCTGGCTATTTCCTGCTCTACGCGCTTAAGTTCAAAAGCTGCCTGACCACGCCTTATCTCCCAATCTTTATCCGAAAAGTCATACCACTTCCTACCTTCTTTAAGCTCATCGTTATATTTTTTTTGCAATTCAATGAGCTTGGGCATCCTGCCAGCGTCGCCTGCATTGTTATTGTAGTAATTAAGGTTATCGGCGACGTTTTGCATCAATCCAGCAAGTGTCGAGGTAAGCCCTATGGCTTGGTTGAGATCACTTATTGCGTTTTTAAAGGCAACATCGAGGCTATTTTTAGCTCTGTCGACGCTAACGGGCATTTTGTCGAATTCAGCGTTAACACTCTCCGACTGTTTCTGGATAGCGTTTAGCGCGTCCTGAGCAGTTAGCTTGCCTTCAAGCATTCGCTGTCTTAACTGACCAATCGAAATGCCTAACCCGGCCGCTATCTGCCTTGCCAGTTCCGGCATTTGCTCAAGAATGGAGTTGAACTCCTCAGCACGAACAACACCGCCTGCAATTGACTGCCCGAACTGCCGCAGGGCATTAGACATTTCCTCAGCAGACGACCCGCCGATAGTGCCTATTTTTTGAAGTGTGTCAGTCAGGGAAAGAATCTGTGAATTTGTTGCGCCTGTTTCTTTCAGGGCTGAGGTGAGAGTCTCCCAAAGTCGCTCAGTATCTGAAAGGCTATTCCCGGTTTGAGAGGCAATAGCTGACAAAGCCTTCATTGACTCTTTGGCAGCATCAACGCTTGGACTCAGGCGCGCAACCCTGGCTTGCAGGGTATTCATCTGATCGCCAATTTCGATTAACCGCCTGGCCGTTTCTATTGTGAAAGCGCCAGCAATAGCAAGCCCAACCTTGTTTAATGCGCCCTCGAAACGACCAGCGGATTGAGATGACTTATTAAAACTACCATCCATCTGGTCAAGACGCTGATTAACCTTTTGCTGCGCTGCAATGAGCTGAGCAACATCCATTTCCACTTGGTAGACGATGTTACCTAACTGCTTATCTCCGGCCATCGGTGGTCTCCAGAAAACAAAAAACCCGCACATTGGCGGGTTTTGGCTGTGTATAAATCAGATTTTTTGAAGAATCTTTAATTTAAGATATTTAAGCTTTGATGAAAATCCTGAATCAACCTTGTGTTCAGATGATGTGATAATTATATCAGCCATGCTCACATCCCTATCACCCACCGTTGCCGATTCAAGAGATGCCCAAGAGTCAGCATAGATGTTGAAGTTACACTGCGTGGTGCCTTTTAATGGCACTCCAAAGGAGTTTTGTGCTTCAAAATCAACAAAAGCCTTTCCTTCACTCAGGCTAAAATAGCCTTTGGTAACACCTTGGCTTATGGCGTCGTTATCTATCTGCTTTAATTTGGCAGAGATATGCTCTTTATCAACTTTCTTTATTTCAAATAAAGAGTCCAACATTTTATATGTTGATGGTGACTTCATTTGACTTTTGGTCAGGGCATCGCAAGCGCTAACCATTGCGGCACCCTGCGCGTCCTCAGAGGAAACTAGAAAGACTGAACCAACCAAACATGCAGATATCATCGCAATGACAATTAATATCCCTTTTTTGCTCATGATAACTTTCAAGGTCTCACTATTTTTACTCGAGATCATAACAGCAAAAGATCACTTATCAACCAACGGGAGGGAAATTTGCGGGGGATTGCATACCAACTGATACAAAAAAGCCACCCGTAGGTGGCTCTGTTTTAGTTCGCGTTCTCGCAACCGGGCTGGCGACGGTCAATCACCTCAGTTCCTTCAACAATGAAGCCAAACTTGCCGAACAGGAAAGAGTGGTTGAACTGAGTCACAACGACATCAGAAAGCGCAACTGAGCAACGATTCTTCTCAATAGCTCTGTCGATAGCAGTCTTCACATTGGGAATGCCGAGAGGGAAAATTACCACGGGAGCCGAGTCTTCTCCCTGAACGCGAGCACCTTTAACGAAATTGTTTGAATTGAGGTTGTAGTTTTTGGTACTCGCCACGGTCAAATCGGCCACGCGTGAGCTACATCCTGCTAACAACATTACTACTGCGGCTAAAACCAATGCCTTTTTCATTTTTTATGTTTCCATTGATTGCAATCAGAAACATCTTAACACCATAAGACCGCATGACTTACCCGCCATTATTGGTAGCAAAAAACCAGCCTGAGTTGGCTACGCCGCTTGCGACAAACGCCTGGCCTTCCTGGCAAGATAATCATCTGCTACTTGATCATACTCTTCGCGAGTAAAACCTTTCTGCTCAGGGTATTTGGTTGCCAGCAGCATCTGAAACTTGGTCATCGTCAGATTGCCAGCCTCCTGCTCGGTCATGCCGAAATGTGCCTGCGCGGCCACGATGTAATCAACAGCGCGGAACTCTGTGCTGGTCTCTCCGTTTTCATGCCTTTGGAGCCTGCGAACCTTAGCCTTGCCGATAACACCATGGGTTATCAGTGACTGCGCAATCAGCAACATGTCAGATTCAGGCAGCGCGCCTTTGCGAATCTTGAATGTGCGTCCGTTGCCTTTCGAGGGATGGAATACGCCGGTTAACGAGCCAGCGTCTTTGTCGCAGCAGGCATTCAGAACAACCACTGAGGCGAGAAACGCCTTGCGACCGTAACTGGTGCTTTTAATGTGACTGATTAGCCATTGCGGAACGTATCCGTAAGCCTCAACGGCTCGATTAACCAGACTGGTTACTTCATCGTTGTGCAGGTCGTAAAACACCTGGACGATTTCATCTGGCTCGCCGATACGTGACATGTTCACAAATGACGGACGGAAGAAATAATCCTCACCGTCAACGCTGATGAGGCACTCGCCAATCTCTTTAAGCGGGGTATTCACCGGTAAAGCCTCCACGCTTTTCTTCGCTCGGTTCTCGGCAGGCCGTCGAAAGCCTTTTCCACGGGCATCTCGTCGGCATGGTCTACAAGGGAATAGCAAGGGTAAATAACATCCCTTCCCCATGCGTCGCCGAGGGCATAATCTGCCGGCTTTCGCTGGCTCCAGTTCATCAGGATGCGGTTAATTCCACTGGCTGGCAGCGCATAGCAGACGCCATGAATCAGTCGGTTCAGGGTGATGTAATCAGCACGGAACTTATCAGCGGCGATAAGGCTTTCAGCAATCTGTTGCTGATACTGCGGCGGGCGACCGGTGCCGAGGTAAAAACTGATTAGCTCATCAGGGAATCTGGCGCACCATTCAGCCGCAAGACCAGCAAAGCCATCCACGGGATGGGAATCATCTTCCAGCACGACCACTCGCGCTGACTGGCCGGCAGCCCACTTGATTGCTCTCAGGTGATTCCAGTTGGCTCCGTGGTCGGCATCATCGATAAAAATCCGCGCATTAAGGCTCTCAGCAAGCCTGTGAGCCTGCTCGGCGCGTCGGTGATGACCTACCACCGCGAATGTTACTTGTGCTGCCACCATGCTGTTTCCTTGCCGATGCCGTTGGTCTTAAACACCGTGTGCACTTTCGGGCCGGTAATCACTCGGTCACCGAACGATTTCGACACGATACCGAATGCGATCATGTCTCCCACTGCCCTCGCTGCACCTTCTTTCTTCCAGAAGCGGTCGGACTCAATGCGGTAGTAAAGCCGCACGATGCGGTGAGCAAACTCCATGACATCTTGGCGTAACCCTCCAAGCAATCCGGCGTTCAGCATAGTGTCACTGGCATACTGCTTCAGGAATGACTGATACACGCGCTCGGGATGGTTTTTGATGGCCCATTCATCGGAATATGTCTTTGGCTCAGAACCGACATAAATCACGCCGGGCTGCATTTCTTCCCATGGCGCGCGAAGCATTTCGACATCGGTTCCATCGGTACACCAGACGAAACGATATTCTGGATGCTCTCGCAGGTGCTGCCATACATGCAGCCAGCGCCGGAAATAAACGTTCATATCGACAACGGGCACGCGAACCGTCGTCTGGCCTGGCTGTGAGTATTCAAACTCGTCAGCGAGAATGACCGCATCGGCACCTTTAATCGATTCTGACCATCTGGCGATAAGCGACTGCTCTGGCTTCATCCTGGTTCCTCGCTGCGGGTCAGGATGACTGGTCAGGAAGGTTGTGATGACGGCATTGCGCTGTCTGCGGTACGGTGCCCATCCTGTGTAGCCCGTGTCTCGGCGCTCGTTGTGAATTTTTACGTTGTTGCTGACCTGACGCTCTCGCTCAGGCTTGGGTACTGAGCGCTCTACCGACTCATGCTCATCCAGCGAGTAAATCAGCTTCTCAGAGCCGATAACGTCTGCATATGCCCATGAGGTAAGCCCTGCATTATGAATGCGCAGAGCGAGGTCTGAATGCTCGTACATCCCGCGCCCGTAAACCGGGTCGAACCCGCCAACCTTTTCAATCGCGCTCCGGTGGTAATAGAGCATCACGCCGCGCTGCCCGGTGTAGGCGATATGTTTTTCATCACGGTACAGGACTGAAAGGTCATTCAGCTTGCGTGGGCCAGCCAGGTCGAGAAACTGATACGCAAGATGTGGCTCAGGAGACTCGATATACGGAATATGCCAGCCATCAGCAATCGGCCATGCGTCATCATCCCACAGGAACACATGCTCACAACCAGCATCCATCAGGGCTTCAATGCTGGCGTTTTTAGATGCCACGATACCCTGTGATTGCTCATGCCGGATGAGCCGTGCAGATTCTGGTGCTACGGCAGCCGGCACCGAGCCATCATCGACAATCACGACCACCGAGCCTGGCGGAAGATGTTTCTGGTGCTGCTCAAGAGCACGAGCCAGTACGTCTGGTCGGTTATGAGTGGTGATGGCAATACCAATACCAGATGAGCGCGCCGACGCTGGCTCGTAGGGAATTCCGTTTATCAGAACCTGCATGTCTCTGTCTCAGAAAGGGGGCTTGCGCCCCGCTGTGTTTTAGCTGGAAGGTTCGGATGTGTCAGTAACCTGCACGGTGCTGGAGTCGCCCACTTTGAACTCAGTGGAGAAGGTCACGATGTCGTTAGTGCCGCCGTCAGAGCTGAGGGCAGTGATAACCATGTAACCCTGAAAGGTTACCGGGCCGTATTCCATGCGTACCCAGATGCCGGGCTGGCGTTTGGCCTTGAGCTCGGTAGCAAAGTACTTGATGAAACGACCGATGCCGTACTGGTCGAGCTTGTCGTTTTTACGCACCTCACCTTCAAAACTGATGGTGAAGTCCGAGTTTGTGGTGATGCTCTCGACAAAGCCGCCGCCATCGTCAGCATCACTGGTCACGGTGTTCGGGCTGAAGTCGAACCCTTTTGACGTACCGGCGGCCAGCGCTTTCCATTCCGATTCAAGCGGCACCGTATCCGGGCAGCCGTCGGCAACTTCAAGCACAATAGCGCCACCGAACAAACGTTCGTTGCTGGTTGGGCAATTAGCCATGTTACTTCCTCTTTGACGTTTAATTACTCGCCGTAGGTGGCGACGAATTGAAGCCGATAGACAAGGCGTCCCTCGGTTGTAAGAACTGGTGCGGGCATAGCGCCCATATTCTGGAGATAACCGACGCAATCATCGGTCATGGGGTTTTGCTGGACGTAATCGACAATCTGCTGCACGCGCTCATCGACAAAAGCATTGCCACCTTTTGCGCCGATAACTTCGACCAGGATGTACTGCTCGTTGCCGAGGCCATTGCGAATATTGCTGCCGCCATTTGGACGAAACACCATGAACCGGTCAGATTCAGTGCCTGAGTCTGTCCACATCAGCAGTTGAACCTTAAAGCCATCCGTCAGGCCAGCATTCATGAAGTAGTTACGCACGCGCGTATGCATTGGCGGATTCATAGAGACAGCTCCTGCTTCATAACCCGGTCGATTTGCTCTCGGGTGTCCTCAAAGCCCTTGGTAAGGAACTCTTTGCGGGCTGTGGCGCGGCGGAAGGTTTGCGGAACATTCGGATCGTGAACGTAAACCGCATAGTTGGCCGAGTAGCCCACCCTGCCAGTTACCTTTGTGCCGTTGGCGTCAATCTCACGAAACTGGCTGTTGAGAAGCGTTGATGTGTCGATTGGGGTGTATAGCGCCGCCTGCGCGCCACCGATTAACAGTGCTGACTGCACGGCCCTGACGACCTTGCGCCCCTGCACGTCATTAATCAGCGCGTCCAGATTGGCTTTCGCCTGGGCAATGCCGCGAACTTTACCGGCCATATCAGACTCCTGTTATGATGGCGTAGTCGTCGGCGATGCGCTCGAAGGTGTCTTCATAGCGAAGCACCTGCTGAACCTCATCAGCTCCGGCTTCTTTCGGGTCAGCCAGGTCGGAAATGCCAATCAGCACATAGTCGCCAGTCTTAGCCAGTGCGTACTCAGTCCAGACTGTGTTTTTCGCAACGATTTCTGAACCAATACCGCCGATGCGTTTGCTCAGGCCGCCTTCATAGCCGCAGAGAATTTGCTCAGGCGCTGCATATCCCAGCGGGGCGCCGTAGTCGTCCTGCCCGTCAAGCTTTCGCCAGATTGTCGCTGTTGCGGTGTATGACCAGTTAGCTACTGAGCTCATAACGCATACTCCAGGTGCTGGTCTGGTTCTAAACCCACTTTGATGGGCTTAACCTTTACTCGCGTGACACTTGATGAGCTTACGTAATCACCTTCATCCAATGGTAAGAAAGGTGGTGGTGAATCGCTGTCAAACCCCAGGTACATGAAGAATGCCTTCGGATGTGTCTTGCGGTCTTTGAGGGCTTTATATGTATGCTCACCAGTAGAGTCGATATAGGTGATTTCGACATCCACACCTGAAAAGGATGAATTAATGCAATTTGCCATCAGCAGCCCCCAACGACATCAAAGAAGCCAACACGACTACCCACGTCAATCGGCAGCGACGCCGTACATCCGCTCTTATCCAGTGACAGAAGAGCGTCACGCATCGAAAGCACATCGCCGGTATAGTCGAATGACCGCGACGCCCCTGAAGGCGCTGACTGCGATTTAATGCGCTGACTGTATGCCGTTAAGGCCATGAGAGAGACGGCATAGACCTGAATCAGCACGACGTCACATTCGTCGTAGCCAGACGCCTCCAGGCACTGCTCAATGCTGCTGAGCTTGCAGAGATATGCGTCAATGATGAAATCAGGGATGGAGTAACCGAGGGATGACAGCTGCTGTTTAACCTGCGCTGCTGTGATTGGCGCGATAGCCATGGTCACTCCTTATCTTTGGGTTTCCGTCCGCGCTTGGGTGTGGCGACTTCCAGCTGGCGCTCTTCCAGGTACTCGGCCAGCCCGGCATTAACCCAGCGTTCGGCGATTGAATCGGCAACCTCTACCTCAGAGCCAATCTCCAGCTTCTGGAAATTGGCACCGGCAAAAAGGTTTGATGAGATAACTTTTACCAGTGCCATATCGCTTCCTTAGCTGGTCGCTTCGCCAGTGGCGTGAACCACGGAGTAGTGACCGTTGATGTCGGTTTTGACCATCAGGCCCATTGCGCCCCAGGTGCGCCAGATGTAATCGCTGTTGTAGAACGGACGCGGGTCGGCAACGGTGCCGATGGCCTGGCCTACAATCGGAGCAACTACGCCAGCCTGCAGCGGAACAATCAGGATTTCATTACCCTGCAGCTTCGCGTCTTCTTTAATGGCCGCGATACCGGTCAGGGTCAGGAGCTCCTGCAGTACGGTGCGAGACTGGAAGTTGTCGCTGTAATACTGCTCCAGGTTGGAGATGATTTCAGAGGAAACGTACCAGGTCTGCTGGCCGTACTGGTAGTTCTGCAGCTTCAACACATCGCGCAGACGGATTGCTTCGGCGCGAATTGCTTTCGGATCGGTGCTGGTCGCCATGTTTACGTTCAGTGTCACCTGAGCGACACGCTCATCGGCGCGGAAACCCTTCCAGGTCAGGCCGTCGAACTGCACATAGTTCCCTGCAGCATCGCGGAAGCCATCCCACATGTAATCAACGTACTTACGCTGAACATCCTCTACAGAACCGCGCTGTGCATCAGCCTGAGACTGAAGCGCTGACGGGCTGTTGAAGATGGGATCGCGCCAGGTGAATTTAAAGCCGGAATCGTGGATCGGAACCATCGTGCCGTCGAATGTGTAGGTACGCGCATCGAGAGCGGCACCAATCTGACCCGACATGGAGGTGTGAGCCCAGCCACGGCCACCGGTGCGAGCGTAGTCGTAACGTGATTGCTCGATACGTACAGAGCGGGACAGCGGCATCAGGTCGTTCAGCAGAGTAAATTGCGTGTTCGGCTCGAACTGCTGCAGCACAGTAGTATCGAAAGCGCGATACAGGCGGCGGATATCGTCTACTGCGTTAACAGCATCAAGACGACCGCTGTCTTCACGGATACCCTGAGCTCGCCCCAGAAAATCGGCGGCTGCCTGTGCAGTAGCATTACGTTCAGCCTGCAGCGCGCGGAATTGGGCCTGGTTTACTTCCAGGTTGCGAGTCTTTTCGCCAAGTGATGTGGAATATACAAACATTAATCGGTCTCCTTACTTGACCACTACGCGCAGCAGGTCGCCTGCAGCAACGGTTGTCGGTGTGTCTTCTTCCACGAACAGGACTGCGGATGCAGTGCCGCCGGAGGTGACGCGACCGTTAGAGATAGCCAGTGCCTGGCCTTTGTTATAAGTTCCGGCAGCAGCGCGGACGTTCAGGAACATGCCAGGCAGTAACTGGATGCCGACGACCAGCTCGTTAGCGGGAATGACATCATCGACGCCCATGCAGCGCAGATAGTCATAGTTCGCCACATACAGCACAGCGCTTTCACCGCCGTTAGTGGATGCAGTGAATTTGCCGTTAGTGAATACGCCGATGGTGCCCGGCTGAGTAGCTGCCGCTGCCCCGCCTTCGCGGTTCAGAAGCGGGTTCGGGAATACGCCGCCCGCGTGAATTACGTGTTTACCGTCTTTAGCCATTTTTATTACTCCGGCATCTCAGAGAAGGGTTTATCGGTGGAATGGTTGAATGCGCCGGACAGGCTGCGAGTGGTAGCGCACTGTGCGTACAGGCCATCAAGAGCCGCGCCATCGAGCGCGTTAACTGCGATGTCATCAAGCTTGAATTTGGCTTTCACCGCTTCGCGCTTGGTGGCTTTCTCCTGGTCTGCGTTAGCGGTCAGGCCGGATTCGATAGAGCTCAGCTTGTCGGCAAACGGCTTAAACCATGCCGGTGCTTCTTCGCTATTGGTGGCTTTGTCTTTGGCGGCCTTTTCTTCGGCCTCTTTCTTCTCGCGAGCAGCCTTTTCTTCCGGCGTCTCACCTTTAGAAGCTGCTTTCTCAACAGCCATCTGGTTGAACGCATCCAGCAGCTCAGCTTCTGATTTGCCTTCTGTCGGCTTACCAGCGGCTTTCAGCGCATTGATAATCATGTCTTTCATCGGATCTCTTTCTCCGTTGGTTTTAATTTCGTACTCAGGTGGTTTGCGCACGACTTCTACAGGTTCGCCGACGAATTGAGCCTTGCCGTCATCGTCGATGAGGTACTTCTGTTTGAAATATTTATCTGCATCCCGATAAACGAAGGAGTCCGGCCATACGCTTTCCGGCCATACCCAATCATCGTTGTCACGACCCTCACGGAGCTTGTCGCTAATAGCCCGCTGGATATCGTCGAATGAGAAATTGGATGCATTGGTAAAGAAGAATTTGGTCTTGTTAAGCAGCCCTTCCCTGGTGCAGTTCGATGCCTGCGCAAGGTCTGCGTTTTCTACGCTTACTTCCTGTTGGGAGTTATCTGCGTTAACGAAGATTCCCACGCCTTCTTCAGGGGTTGCGGCTCCCGGCTCATCAAGAAGGATTGCCACATGGTCGAACTGCATGTTGCGGGCGACCCATGAGTAGCTCTTACCCTTCGACTTGCCGCTGCTCTGCTCGCGGCGCAGCAGGAGGCCGGTAGATACGTGGATCGGCTCGGCGTTTGAGTTGGCCTGAAGTTCATCAAGCCGCTCGATAAGCCGCTTGCCCTTCTCGCTGGACAGCGCGATGCGCTTGTTGACCTTCATGTCCATAACGACGCGATCGCCGTCTTTGCGGACGTTCTCAGCCCATGCGCCGACGTGAAACTGGTTAACCGCTCGCGGGTTAGTGGCGCTGACGTGCTCGTTGCCAATCTTCGGATGCCCAAAAGGCATCGGGTTGCCTTCGAGCGTTTTAAAGCTCTTGTTAATCTCCTCAGCCGGATACAACCCGCCATTCATGACAACGTCATCCACGACAGGCACGACGCCACGAATGACGATATGCTCGTCACCGTCGATGGTTTCAGTTGAGATGTTTGAAGAGTTGATGGCGAGGCTTTTTACATGAATGCTGGACAGCTTCATGGATAGTCCTCAATATTAATCGGTTGTTATTCACTCAGAAACAGGAGGTTTAAATGCATTACAAAGTCCTATTCCATGCTTATGTTGATGGGCAGAAAAAGAACCTTGAGGCGGAGTTCGAGTTTCAGGGAACTCCAGATTTGAAAGATAAGAGGACCTTAATGGCAGCCGGTAAAGCCGCAATGCAGGCACTGTCAGAAATTGTTGATGTCAACGGGTCGGATTTCTCGATTGAGTATCACCTGGACGCTATTCTTCCGGTCACCCAATAGTCACCCCTTCCAGCCTTTCCTTTCGGCGGCTAATTTATCAGCCAGTCCTTGATTGAATATGCCGCCATCTTCGTTCAGCAGCACCGGAATCTGGCTGCAATAGCAGTTGTACCGGTTTCCATTCTGAGCATAGAAAGCCTCCACTTCTTCCGTTGTGAAGGTCTTCCCGTGGCGCGCAGCGTGCCATGGCCTCGTCGTCGATTTCAGGGCCGATATCCACAGCAGCGCAGTGTTAAGCCCCAATCGCTCCTTCGACCATTCAGCCTCTGACCACTGAGCCTGCCTTAACGCGCCAACCTGCTCCGTCTGAGCTATCGTTTTGGCCCGACTCATAGATACATCCAGGCGCTTGCTAATCAGGCTGGCTGTCTCGCGCGGGTTAACACCGCGCCCTATTGCATCAGAAACTATGTTCGCCAGGTCAGCGCGAGCAGCATCAGTTATTCCCCGCCATTCGCTGTAGGTAGAGATGTAAGCCGCTGCCACCTGGTTTTGATACGCCGGACTGCTTAGCAACTGCTGAAGCGTCGTTGACTGCTCATAGACAGCCGATTGCGCTGACAGATTCGTGAAAGCCTGCAACGTGCCGCGCTGATACTCATCAGTAACGTACTGAAGCGCCCAAAGGTTGTTGCTACCACCTTCAAGGAGATAATCATCCAGAATTGTTTCTATGCGCAGCAGCAAGTCAGACAGTTGCTGTGGCGACATATCGTAGATGAATGTGCCCGCATTCACCTGGTAGAGTGTGTCCGGCTTACTACCTTCCCTCGCCAGAATATAGCTGTACAGAGAATTGCCACTGCGCTCCCTGCCGACCAGATAAGCATCAAGTAACTGCTTCAGCGCCAGTTTTATCTGGTAATAGCGGTTCTCGATATCCCGGAACATCCGGTTAACCGGTCGGTATGACTGTGTTGGGTCGGCTTTATTGCGCGGAATTATCGGGCTGCCCGGTCGTTGTCGGTTGTTCAATTGGCTCACCTGTCAGCGGGTCTATCGTTGCGGCTCCTGCAGGCTCTTCTGGTTCACTGATTGGTTCAAGCTCGCCCACAGCGCGGATTTCATTCTCCGTTATCGCCGGAGTGCCGAACGCAGCCTGAGTGTCTTTGGCAACGGCTGCCATCGCCTGCATATTTGCGATCTTCTCTTTCTCACTCGGTGCGAGCAGGTCAGACCATGCGAGCGTCACCTCTCCAGATTTCGGCGGGTCGATGACGCCTATCTGCCAGAAGCGCTCAATGACGCGAGTGATGAAGTCGGACATGAAACCCCAGCGGCGACCATTGCAACGCTTAGCCCAATCAGTTTTGTCCTCATCCGAGGCAAGACGCCCGGTCTGCTGACCAAAGAGAATGGTGAATGGACACTGAATCGTCGCGGCAAACTCGTTAGCTGCTACTGTCCATGTAGGAGTCGGGTCAGCGGCTGTGACTGACAGCACCGACGGCGCGCCAGCCTGCATGACCAGTGCCGAATCTGTACCGCGGTTCATCCTGGAAATCTTGTCATTCAACGCTTCGCCGAGGTCTTTGAAACCTGCCTTCTCTGCCTGCGCTTGAAGGTTTTGCATGTCAGTATCTTTGTCAAACGCAATCCCAAGCTGGCGACTGGCGTTCTTCAGAAAGCCCTCGGCGCTACCACCGGACGTTTTCTCAATATCGAGGAGCTTGTTGTACCCGGCTCGCAACAGCGGGATGCCGGAGAGCATATTCTCGTCTTCTGCGCCTTCACAGAGAATGATGACGCGGCTCGGGTGAACCTGAACACTGCGCACGGGCCCATATGTTCCGTCATCGCCGACTGGCTGCTCGTTGAAGTTATACATCACAGGCTGGCCGTAGGTTTCCGACATTGTATCTGTGTCGAAATTGCCTGGTTTAATCTGCGCTTCCCATGCCGGGATAAGCTTAACCACTGCCTTCAGGCGCTCGGTGCCGAGAGACCTGATGTAGTCGGCGTTGATCGGGTCTTTCCATTCGCGGCCATCCTTAACCTGAATTAACAGAGCCGAATAGCGCGCAACGAGGTTGCGGCGGTCGGCGTCTTTCAGCTTCGCCCAGTGGCGCTTGAGAAGCTTCTGAACCGTTCGCTCCCATTCGGTTGTCTCGCCAGATTCATCCTTCTCTTCGCCGTCGATGATGGTCGGGTTGTCCACCCAGCACGAGTCGAGAAGCTTATGCACCGCCGCATGAGCAACGGCATTGCGCTCATAAGCCCGATAGTACTGGTCGAAACCTACCTCGCTCGGATATCCGAACTCATCCCACAACTTGGTGCGCTTGGTGTTGCCGTTCTGTCCATTGGCGTACAGCATTCGTTGCCGCCCTATCGCATCAGCAAGGGCGTTCACGAGGAATGAAACCTCGCCTTGTTGTTCACTCACTGATGAACTCCTTAGAAGAAGATTGCGCCGGTCTGTTTATGGTTGGTCTTCGCCACGGCGAAGTATCGGAATGCATCAGCACCATGCGATGTGAAGTCGTGTAGGGGTTTGTCTTTCCAGCAGCCTCGCTTGTCGTCCCATTCCTTTCGATACCCCTCAAGATGAGATATGCCCAACTCGCATTTAGCTGAGTCGAACGCGCATTTGGGAAGAATTTCGCGCACCGAGTCGATGCCGGTATCAACTCCAAGCTTTGGTGCCACCCTGAATCGGATTGAGTAATTCTGTCCGTCGATTTCGAACCCTTCGGCCGCTATTTGCTTGCGGCTCTTGCCATCGCCAGCAAATTCACGATTGTCTATATCGTGTGGTGCCCAATGCTCACCATACTCATAGCCACGGTCTTTCAGCACTTTCATATAGTGGCGTAGACCTTCGCCGGAGTTCTCGTAGTAGTCGATTACGTGAAACTCTTGACCCACCTCACGAACAAACCAAATAGCCGTTGAGTCACCCACTCCGATGTCCCAGAACGTGTTAACCGGCTGGTGTGAATTGTCAGGTAGCGTGCCGATGCGCTTGTTTTCATACAGCCAGCGGAACTGTTTAGCATAGTAAGCACCCTCTACCGATTGCTGAAACGCCTCGGCCGGGATCGTCGGGTATTCGCGCTTCATATCGTCGCCAAGAGTTTTCTCTTTCGCGTAATACCAAGCCTTCTGGTGCTCGTTGAGAGTGACTTCATGCTTGGACTTCATCTCAGCGAAGTAATCAACCAGGCGCTGCGGGAGAGGCTCTACTGGCTCTATTGCGTACTGCGGATTCTTCCACCAAGAGAAGAAGAAAAACTTCCAGTCAAGGCTAGATAGCTGCTTACCCTGCAGCTGAGCCTTTTCAGCAGACTGGCAGTAGTCGAAGAAATAACTAGCCCTGCCTTCAGCCGTACTTTCGATAGTGGTAAAGCAATCGCTTGATACCGCCTCAAATGCACCCGTTACGATCTCTCGCGCTTTGTCGGGAAACTTAGCGCATATCTTGCCGAACTCTGAAACGTGCAGGAAGCGAAGTGTGCCGCCGCGGAATGATGTACTGACATAAAGTGAGCCGCCCTTTTTGAATACTAACTCGCCAGCTGAATCATTGCTTGCCGGGTTGGCGGCCCTGATTTCTGCTGGCAGCCGGTCATAGGCGTATTTCACCTTTTCGCGAAACAAGCGCTTTGCGTCATTCAAGGTGTGGGCGATAAGGGCGCATTTGGCAGACTCGAACAAAGCGGCGTCTAACTGGATAATGCAAACCTCTGTGGTGAACCCCAACTGGCGAGCCTTCAGGATAATGTTTCGGGTATGCATGCCCTCGAAGTATTCGAGCTGCTCCGGTGTCATCCTAAATCTAACCGGCTTACCTTCTTTGTCAGTAATCCAGTAGAGGTGATTTAGCCGCCATAGTTTGTCAGCCAGCAGTCTGAAATACTCAGGCCTCATTATGCCCCCTGAGACAATGAATCCATCAGGCTAGACAGGTCATCTACGGTTTTATTACCTTCCTCGGAGTCGAGGTTATAGGCTTTACGCTCAGCGTTGATCACCTTTATCTGGGCATCTACGCCCGCAGTTATTGAGCGGGACATGGAAGCGTGATTCTCTTCAGTGATTTCCGCATCTTCAAGGAAGTTACGCAGCTTATTAGTGATGCCCCGCCATGCTGCTAAACCTTCACGGTGTGCCATGATGACAGCAGCAGCTTCATCGGATGCCTGGTCAACTATTTGCGCATCAGTAACCACTGGTGACTGGTTACCGTTTGTGGTTACCGATTTGGTTACCTTTGCTTTGGTGGCAGCCCTTACTTGTTCAGTCAGGTCACGCTGCCATCCCTCTTTGTTTGCTCTCTTGAGGATGGTGGCATGATTTACGCCATGCTTTTCACCAATCGCTCTTACTGACAACGAACCAGCCCGGTAAGCCGATTCGATGGCCTCCCAATCTGGCGATGCCATAATAATTCCTTACGATGTTTGTCCGTCTTTATCGGGCTCAGGAACGTATTCCATCTCCTGCACGTTATCAGGTGCCAGGTATACCCATGATCCGTCCTCTCTGGCTACGCCGATGAAGCCGTTAATAATCTCTGGCTGAGATCGCTTCATCAGGCCTTCATGCGTCTCGCCTGTTTTGGTTTTGACTGTGATGCGGTAGATGTCGGCCATGATTTCCTGCCAGTTATATTTTTCGAGTGCCATCATCAGGCGCACTCGCAAATGCGCCTTGTGATGTTTAGTGGTTCACTATGTTTTGAGAACGCTTCTATATAACGGCTTGCCTATCTGTACATCAGGTCGCTCACCGTACAATTATCCCCGGACTATTCCTATAAAAGATGCCTGCCGCTTGTTAAGCTGAATATATCGGCCAGGATTATTTCCATCTTGTTGGTGGAGTGGCTCCTACAAACAAGGTCTGTGAGTCGCAGGGATGAAGACCATACAGACAGGAATGTCTTGCGAGAAAAAGCATCAGGGAAAACAAGTCAACGCTGCGTTAATAATTATAAAAAGAGAAAATATCTATCCTGTCGTCGCCCCAGCCATGGGGCTTTTTTTTATCTCAAACACTGCTCCCGAACATACGCCTGCAATCCGCTCAACTGCCTGGTCACGGTCTCGATCCGCTCCCTGAGGGTGAAATAATCCCGTTCAGCGGAGTCAGTAAGTCCGGGGCTGGCTGCATCATCCAGGCTGGCGGTGCCGGAGGCGGATTGCTTCGTACATGTCGCGTGGAGCTGCAACCGACGCTTGCCAGAAGCAACGTCATCATGCAGCTGATCGATAGTCGCCTGAGCATCTGCAAGCTCCTGTGTGTATTTTGCGTCGAGCGCGGCCACATCGCGCTGGCGAGTCTGCATGTCGCTGATGGTGTCTTTAGCCAGATTTAATTCACGATTAACTTTGGTTAAAGATGCCTGCGATTCTTTGAGCGCTGACCGGTAATGACTGGCGATGACAATAGCGATTGCCAGCAGCAGGCTCATTGCTGCGAAGAGGATGAGCTTCCAGTTAAAGGTCATTTTCACTTTCCGCCAGGCACATAGAGCGCTCCATCTCCCGCCGGTTCTGCAATCCCTTCCACTTCATACCGCCTGCATATACCCAGCGGCGCATTTCTTCACACGCCCCTTCCTGGTCGCCCTTGTTGAGCTTTCGAAGGAGAGTCGACTTAGCGAAGGCATCGCTGCCTACGTTGAACACGAAGCTGTATAGCGAGGCGCGCTGGTATTCGTTCAGGGGTACCTTTACCAGATTGTCTACGGTCGCTTTGGCCGGTTGCAGGTCTTTCCACAAAAGCCGGTCGCATTCTTTGTCGGTGTAGGTCTTGCCGCGAATGATGTCGTTGCCAGTGTGGCCGTCGCAGACAGTCCAGACGCCAGCGACATCTTTGTAAGCCTGATACTTGCGACCCTCTACACCATCCTTGCCACCGATGAATATCGTGGCGATGACCATCGAACCTGCACCCGCTGCGGCAATCAGTTTGTTTCTCAGTGAGGACGGGATAGCCATCGTTAGTCCTCCTTTGATAACTGCCCGGCTGCGGAAGGCCATCGCTCGTACGCCTGAATCTGCGCCAGCGTGGTTTTGCGTTTGTAATACCAGTTGATACCGAACGTCAGTAGCGCCACGACAATACCGGCGATAACGCCTACTGCGCTCCACTCGTCAGGACTTAGCCGGGTCAACAACCCATTAGCCACCGTCCCGGCAGATGCGCCATAAGCTGCGCCAGAAGCTAATTTGCTCATATGTGACATCTCACACCTCCGGTTGGAAGTGCTGTGGTGTAGTTAGGAAAGGCCAGCGAGGCATTGGATGCGAGGGTTCATCTGTGATTGATTGCCTGTGGCCTAATGCGAAAAAGGCCCGCCGAAGCGAGCCTTAAAGTTTGTATGGATATTGTGATGCATGTCATAACGTATAAACCTTTTTGGTTTATTATCTACCCATCTAAACAGGAGCAAATGCTATGACCACTATCACCATTAACACCTACGCACCGGATTCACGTTTCGACATGAGCAAAGAAGAAGCAAAAGAGTTTTTCGCTTTCGTTCAGCGCAAGGCCGAGTCTCTCGGTTATGACGTGGCGTTTGATGAAGCAATCTCAGTTGACGAAGAAAGCGAGCGCTTCGTCGAAAAATGTTTCGCTGAGTTTTGATCTGCGACTATGCCGATCAAAGAGTACATTGAGAAGAACTTCCCGAGCCAGGCTGATTTCGCCTTAGCGTGTGGAGTGCTGCCTCAACAGGTTACTAAGTGGATTAGCATGGGTTGCATAGTACTCAACGGGAAGATGTACAGTCCGCGAAGAGATGTCCCATAACCCACCAGGTTAAGATGTTCCCCGCTTCGGCGGGGATTTTCTTTTCTGCCGTCTGAATATGTGTGGTGGCCGGTGCTGATCTCCGGTCATAGCGTTTCCTGTATATCGCGATTTATTACCGAGGTCGCAACTCCTCAGTGGTTTCCGTGACCCGCTTACGATGACCCCACATAGAGATATACAGCTATAGCGCATCAGCCTGCGCATTCACCACAACGGAAAGGAAACTGCCCGGAATCGCACCGACGCCAGCGCTTACCTGGCTTAAAAAGTTCAGCTCCCTTACCTGTTATGAGCTCCGTTTCGTGGAGCAACGGCTGGCGATCAACCCAGCACCGATATGGGATTTACTAAGGCGATATGCCCGTTGTTACCCACGAATGAAAGCACTATCAGTTACGCTGCCTGTTCCGCCAAGCGGTTACGCTACCTGTTATGTAATGCTCTCATTGGTGTGCGCCCATTATTAATCACACCGGGCCAGTGCGCCGAATTTGGTAGCGGGGAGTCGGAAGACCCCGTGATTTAAGGCTGTTACGCCGCCATCAACATCAGATCATCGTTTGCATTTATCTTTGTGGTCAGTTTCTAAAATGCCGCAAAGTCGCTAACGTGACGAAAACTGGAAAGAGCATTGAGAGGGTTACGCTGCCTGTTCCATAAATGCCCTTGCCGGTTTCGTCTCATGCTTCTTTGGTTTGACGATCCCACTCTTCACGAAATTTAGTCGGGTTATCGAAACCCTGAGTAGCGTTGCAGCTTTTCATATGAACACCTGTTGGTTGGGTTGAGCCAATAAAAAAGCCCCGAGCTATTAACTCAGGGCTTTTTTCTTTTGTTTGGCTGCTCAGTTCGCTTTTGCTCCGAGCATACACAAAATTTACTACTTCGATTTCGCGATTGCAATGCTTTCGGAAAATATTTATTACTTAAGCCGCTAATTGAGGAAATTCATTCTCAATTTCACGCTTCATTGCGAAAAATATTTCCGAGTCGAGCACATTCTCGCACCAGACAACACGACGCCGACATGACTGCACATCCATTCCGGTGACATGGTTCATCAGTCTGGCGATATCTTGCGTGCAATTGCGATGGCAATATCGCTTAATAGCTACATCGCGGACGGGGCTTTCACGGTGAAAGGTTTTAACCATTACGCGCTCAACAAACGCAGCATCATCTGATTCTTTGGCGAGAGCGATGATATTGCTGAATGAAGATTGCGGGATGACCAGTTCGCGAGCTTTCTGATAAAGAGCATCGCCCCGCAAGCCTTCCTCCTCGTATAGCCGCATGACAACGCTTTCTATCTGCTTAGCCTTATCATCGCTCCACTGACTGCGGATCATCAGACGGCCGATAACGTTGATGGCCCCAGCTGGAGAATCGTCTCCTGCATTAACTTTGCCCCATACCTGAAGCATGTAATGCACCCACGCTTTCTGACGGGAGTTGATGGTTTTCTTCGGATGCTTCCACACGCGGCGAAAGTGAGCATCGTCGATGAAGTTAACCATGCCGAATACTGGTGTGAGTCTCATGCTGCATCGCCTCCCTCTGGTTTGTTGATACCGAGCCGGTTTTCAAGCTCCTTACGCATGTCCTTTAAGCGCCGCTCGGTCTCGTGAATGTTGTTAAGCTGCCATTCAACAGCCTCAAGCATTTCCTTATCCTTCTGGCGCTGCTGAGCTAATGCGATACTGGTTACTGTGGTCACGATGAAGCCTCCTCATGCGAGCGGGCGCTGGTCATCAGCACGCCATTGATGACTGCGTGGCGCTTAGCGTGAATGTCACCGATGTACTTCCTGACGGCATCGCGATGGCATGAAAGCTTGCGGGCTACCTCGCTGAGGCATCCGTTACATTCCTGAAGTAAGCGAGGAACTGTCTGAACGATAATCATGCGACCTCCATTAACTCGGCAATGTCTGGTAACTTCCCGCCCAGTTCAGTCACTACCAGTACGAGCATTCCGCCTTTGACCGCCTGACAGCGCTTGATGCGCATATCGTCTACCTGACCGTCATCCAGCCAGAAGCCCGCACTTGTGAGTGCGTCAAAAACGGCTTTGGGTAGATTGTCCAAATCGCGTTTGCGGTTGTCGGGGGGTGCTGCGTGGATGGTGATTCTGATGCGGGGTAGGATTTTGATGTCTAACTTGTGCTGCTGAATGATTTCGATTACTTCTCGTCGGTATCGCTTACCCCAATCGCTGATGTAGTGGATGCCTCTTGAGTGTCTCCAGTACCGATTGTTGGAAGGCGGCCAGGGCAGGACTATTCGGTATTGGTTCATCGCACCATTACCCTCCCTTGTCTCGTTAGCTTTTGCAGCGTAAGGACGATAGCGCGGTTCATTTCAGAGCGCCTTTCTTCCCGGCTTAAGTCTTTGCCGTTGTCGATTCGCTCATGACATGGCGGACAAAGCGCCGCTGTTAAGCTGTCGTCGACCTTAAGGCCTATTCCCTTCCCTTCGTTTCTGTGCGCGGCCTGAACCCCATACCGTCCACACAGAACGAAGTAATCTAACTCCCTGACTGCCTGAAGCCATTTATTGCTCCTGAATATCGTCATTTGCGATATCTCCGTTCGGGTCTCGATACACAAGCCATTCGTTGATGCACTCGCCGCATGCGTAGGTTTCATCCGGCTCCAGTTGCTTGCTGCATCCTGCGCAGAGAGCTCTGGCTATGCTCTGCTGCTCGTATGCGTGCGTTTGTATGGGGCTAAGCATGCTTCCTCCTGGCGCGCAGGCGTTCCCACATCACATCGTGTAGGTGAGAGGTATACGCGAAGGTTTTTATGTCGGACGGGGAGACTTCTGGCTTTCGTTTCTTTCGGTGGGTAACGCGGTAGATGCAGTTTTCGCAGACTATGTCGGTGATACTTCGTCGCTGTCGTCTCACATATACCTCCTGTCAGTGAATCTGACGCCCTGCCCGGTCGCCCACGCTATCGTGTACTCGATGAGGCTGGACATGCGCTTAACGCTCATCTCAGCGCTGCTCTCGCGGATGTTCACGTATTCACCCTCAAGGCCGGGCACAACCTCAGCTTCTTGCTTTGTCGCCACCGCGTGGCCGCTAATCAGCAGCACCTTCCATTGCTCCGGACGCAGCCATTTTCCGCACCACTGAACCTGCGTCGCAATATCTGCCAGGAGCGCGTGGAATTTCGCGTTCTGAGATAATTTCCTTGTTGGTTTGCGGATGTCTATGATGAATTTATCGGGTGCGGATTTTACAGCGTTTAATGCGTTGGCTCTGACGGACTCATTAATCAGATGATACCTTTGTCTTTCCATTAGAGAGCGCCTCTTCTGTGGTTTTTCCTCTCATTAGCCTTACTGTAATCGTTGAGTAAGGTAGACCTGTTTCTTCACTCCATTCTTTAATGGTCATTGTTTTCCCGTACGCTGTAAGATTTCGCGTTCTTCTGGTGTTGAGCTTTTGCTCTCGGTCAGTAGCCCAACGACAATTCTCTTTGCAGTAATCACCGTTGACATCAATACGATCGATGCTGCATCCATCCGGCCTATCTCCCATGTCTTCCAGAAAGAGATCAAATGACTCCCACCGCTCGCAAACGCGAATTCCCCTCCCTCCATAGTTTTTGTATTCTGGTGTTTTTGGGTTGTTGCATCGAGATTTCATTTGAGCCCATGAAGAATATGCCCCCTTCCTGTTCCTGGGTTTTCCGTTATTTGCGCATCTCAATGCTGCCGCTTTCTTAATAAGACATCCGCATGATTTAGTTTTCCCTGTTGTCAGAGCCGAGCGATATATAAGTTTTTCCTTGCCGCAATCACATTGACAAACCCATCGACTTTCTCCAATTTTACCTCTTGGATTTATGTATGGACTTCCTTTTCTTAATACCACCAGGAGTCCGTATCTGTTGCCAATTTCAACCATATAGTAGCTCCTTACGCTTGTAGTCGGTGATTCTGATTGTGACCGGGCGGTCGGTGTCGAGAGGTGATGCGAGAATGGAGTTTATTGCTTCCTGCTGTTGCAACTTACCCCTGAGAAATATCGTTTGTTTCATGGCATTCCTCGTCAAGTTTGAGCTCTTCAATTGCCCATGAAGTTATTCCGTTTTTATTCAGATATTTGTTCGCTTTGTTGTATGTGGTGAATGCAGCCACTGCTTCCATTTCACCCTCAAAGCCTGGGATGCTTACAACAAAAACCGATGCGCTCATCACTCCCCCTTAACCTTGAGACCGGCGGCGAGGATGGCATCTTCACAGCCTTCAATGCCATCATCCATTCCTGCTGCGTAGTCGCACGTGTAACCGGCATCTAACGCCTCTCTGGTTGTAACTCCATTCGGAAGCTCAATCTCCACCGCTGCGCGACTCTTCTTCCACCAAACCCACCATCCGTTCAGTGGTTGCATGATGTTCATGCTGTCAAATGCATGGTCGTATCCATCACCTTTTCTGGCTAATTCGATGATGGAAGTTGGCGGGCATAGCGCCTTGCCTGCTTCATACTCAAACTGCTCTCTGCTCTTATCCACGGCGCTTCTCCTCTTTAGCCAGCAATAACGAACATCAAATGAATACACAGGCGTTGGTGAACATCAGACCATCCCGCATAGCGATAGCGCCAATCAGAAACATGACGCCGGTAAATCCAGTCATCAGGACGCTCATAACCTCATCTCCTGCCGCACCGCGCGCAGCTGCTGATTGATAAATGCCGTCATGGGATTTGAGCATCCGAACTGGCATAGCTCATGCGCTGCGACATACAGGAAGGAGCCTTGATGTTCGCTGCATTTCTCAGAGCTGTAGCGCTCAAGGCGGCCTGCATCGTGCTCATCTCGGAGAATGCGCTGCACTGCGCCCATGTCTATGCCGGTGCCTTCGGATACCTGCCGGGAAGAAACTGGCCCATGCTCAGTGACGTATTCGCGAATGCGCTGGCGATTCGTTTTACCTTCGCTCAGCTCATACATGCGGCAGCGAGTACCCATGCCGGTGCTTGCGGAGCGAGTCAACACGCCCTCTTTCACCAGGCCGCAGATGACCGTAGCTACGCGTTCGCCCTTGCCGCCAAGCTCCTCGACGAGTTGCTTAACGGTGCCTTTCCGGTTCGTTTCGAACCATATCATTACTTGCAACTTGGTTATCATGATGCGTCTCCGCTCAATACCTCGCGCGGCTTATCGCTTCCAAAGCAATTAGCAGGCTGGAATTGAGATATTGTTTAGTGAGTGTTTCGATGCTTAGGAAGTAAGGGGTGCCGATGTATCTGGCGATAGTGTCTATGTCGTCGAGTGTTATTTGCATGGCGGCTCGGGGAGTGGTTTCCAGTGAGTTACATCGCATGGATGCCATTTCTCTTCGCCCCATCCCCACATCTCTATGTCCGTATCAAAATAAGCTGTTTGTAGATAACCACATGTGAATATGAGGACAGCTTTCTCGTCTTCAGGCATCCGCTCGCTGCATGGAATCCAGCCATCAGCCTCCCCAGGTGAACCCTGCGTCATGGCTTCCTGCAGGCGGTCAAGCTTCACGTATTCCCGCGCTGAATATCCTTCTTTAATCCAGTCAGCGGCGACTTTGGCCGAGGTTGTATAGTCGTAACATTCTCCGCACTTGGTCAGAAGCTCGTACAGGTCAGCGACTGGCGTACACTCGAAACCCTCGCTGCCACTCACCGCCTTACCTTCCAGCGATTCGAACTGCTGCGCGGTGGTGTCGGTTTCGGCCATAGGCTTTGCAACGCAGTTAGGGCATTGCATGTGCTCGATTCCCATCTCGCCGTGGTCGATTTCGACAGAGCCATTTCCGCCGCATTTTTCGCAACCACCATTGACCACCTTCTCCCGCTCTTTGCGCAGCGCCAGATTTTCCTCTACCAACTGCATAACCTCTGAATCGCTGATGTCGTTGAAACCTTCTTCCTTGAATTGACGTTGCAGCGACTCTAAACGCTCATTGCTAATAGTGCTCATGATTTCTTACCTTCAATGCTGGCGATGATTTCGTTACGGGCTACTTCCATCTTGCGGCTGATATCCCGGCGCAGAATGGCGTTCATAACCCGGTCGCGGCGGTATGCCTTAAGCGGCTTCCGGTGCTTTACCTTCTCGCGCGTCGGCAGGTTTGAAGCTGACCAATAGCGCTGATTGCGTGCAGAGAACTCCTTCATCGCTGCGCTCTGAAGCGCCGCCGTTGTGGTTGCCTTGCTCATGGTTGATCCTTGTGATGATGTTTCAGAAAATAAAAAAGGCCGAATATTCGGCCCCGTTTTTTTGTCTGGTAATCACTAATCATTCATACAGCGGGTAATCAAAGTGCTCAGACACGATCTTCATGAAGTGCCGGAGGATTTCGATATCAACCCATGATTTTTCAGTCAGATGAAATATCCATCCGAGCAGTCTTTGCTGACTGGATAGGCGGGAAAGCGGTATCTCATATTCCGTTTCTTCCAGCTTAAAAATTACAAAACCATCTTCGATGTAGACCTTCTCATCCATCGCTTTCTGATGTCGCATATAAGCATCAATATCCATTAAAACCCCCCTTTTTTGTTCGGTTTGCGCTCTCTCTCTTCTTTGCGCAAACGCGCCTCTTGCTGGTCGATGTCGTAAAGAATGCCATTACGTTGTTCAACGTATACGGTTCCCGTATTCCCGTGCCGGTTCAACCTTAACAAAAGCTCTGTCTCGGCAGGGTTAACAGTTTCATCATCCTCATTCTCACGATAGATACCGAGCCAGTAGTCACAGTCCTGCTCAATCTGACCGGTAGAGCGTGAGTCGCTCGGCAGCGGGCGCTTATTGGCGCGAGCTTCTGAGCCGCGGTTAAGTTGCGCCAGAAGCACGACAACGCAGTTAAGCTCTTTAGCCAGTACCTTGAGACCTTTGGTGATGATGCCGTAAGCCTGCGCCTCGGTGTCAGCCTTCTCGGCAGCCATGAGTGTCAAGTAATCGACAAGAACCATCCCCACCTCGCCGCGCTCGCGCTTGATGCGGCGCGACTCGGATACGATGTGAGCCAGAGACAGTCCCGGAGTGTCGTCGATGTACAGGTTGTTGCTGTCGGCAATCTGCGTACCCATAGCGAGTGCCTGGGCGAACTGGTTTTCGTTGTAGCCGTTCTGGTAAAACACATCAGACTTCACGCGGGAGTGCTGCGAGATGATGCGCTCTACCAGTTGCTCGGTAGGCATTTCGAGGCTGAATGCGAGGGTTGGCAGGTTTTCTACAAGTGCGCAGTGGATAGCCATTTTCTGGTATACCGTGGTTTTGCCCATCTTTGGCCGCGCGCCGACAACGAAAAGAGATCCGCGCACGATTCGCTTGGGCTCCAGCATTTCGTCCAGCGCTTCAATCCCGGACGTCAGGCCTACCGATGACGGGTTGCCTTCCAGTCGCTCACCGACCTGATAAGTCCATTTGTTGAATGCATCCCTGAACGTCATCAGGCCACGATGATTGCCGGTTTTGGCTTTGTCATCGACCTTCATCGCCAGCGCCTGCACCGCTTCCAGCTTCTGCGCGGTCGTCATCCCTGAGCGCGAGTAGAGCACCTCAAGCATCTGCGTTGCCTGCTCGATTGCCATGCGCTCGGTCGATTTGTCCTTCACGACATTGGCGTAGTGCATGACGTTTGCTGCACTTGGCGTGTTGCGGGAAATGTCTGCCAGATAAGCAAAGCCGCCTACCTGCTCAAGCTCTCCCTGCATCTCCAGTGCGTCTGACAGGGTCAGCATATCCAGCGCTTTGCCTTTGGCGTTCAGCCCCTGCAACGCTGCGAAGATTCTGCCGTGCTGCCTGCTGTAGAACATGTCAGCGTTGAGGAAGCCGAGCACCTTCTGGACGTTGTCGCTGTCCGGGGCAACCATCACTGAGCCGAGAACGGCCTGTTCAGCTTCGTAGTTGCTCGGCGGGGTTTTGTAATCAGAGGTCATCACAGGCACCCTCTCGCGTCTTGGCGTACACATCGACGTTCAGGAAGAACTCAATGGACTTTTTCCGCCAGGTCTTGCCGGTGCGGTGGTCTGGTCTGTTTTCCAGCATCCAGCGGCAGTTGTTGGCGATGTAGTTCAGATAGACTTCCCAGTCATTCAGGGTGAACGGATGTCCGTCCAGCTGCCGGGTAACTTTGCTGGCTTTCTGCCAGAAGGTTCGGATCAGGTTTCTTCGCTTGTCAGTCAGGATGTTTATCCCCTGAGCTTCAGGAAGAACTCTGCGGTAAACATCGACTACCTGCTCGCAGCTGAGAGTCGGTTTTTTCTGTTCTGGATTTTCTGAGGAAGATGCACTCTCTCTTACGTTAGTAAGAGAGTTATTATTTATATTATTGTTTATGGACAAACGTTGGACATCTCTTGGACAAACATCGCTGAGAGCCGCATTTTTACTGGTATTCGCGTTGGACAAGTCTTGGACATTCGTTGGACAATTTTGAGCCTGAAAATCGTCGTATTTAACGATGGTAATGAGGCTGAATTTCTTCTGCATCGACGTGACGGTAATCATCCCTTTAGCCTCAAAACTGCGCAGGAGGCTTTTTACTTTGTTGTCGGGAATGAACGTTTCGCTGACCAGTGTCGGGCGGCCTGTAATCATCTGCCCGCGCTCAACGGTGACCGGTCCAACATCGGTGTTTACGACGGCATCCTCATGGTTTGCCTTGAGGATGAGATGCACCCAAAGATGCACGGCCTGAGAGTCCTTGTAGAGTCGGCTATCCATAAACTGGCGGTGTATAGAGACAAACCCCATACCGGCTGCCTCCTGCTGGTTTACGCGGCGTTCTTGCTGCCGGTAGTCTGCTAATTTAACGACGCCCATTCTTCACTCCTGCCTTAGCCAGTCGATAAACACCAATGAACCGTTCAGCGAACGATCTGTTATTGGCTGCCGCTACAACCAACCCGTCAGGTGATTCAGGGTGCCGAATCTCTTCTTTTTCCTGGTACTTCCTGCGTTTTCGCATTAAAATGTCTCCTGTTGATTGTGTTGGCGTAACACAGTTTGCTAAGCGTCCATGCTGTTACCGCAGCTGGGCGCTTTCTCTTTTGTAAGAAGCAGTGCTACCTGCTTTGCAAGATTCGATAATTCCTCGTCTTCAACTCCCCACTCCAGAATTGCCAACAGCATCGACATCTTCGGGATCATGCTGGATTTCCAACGGGTAATTTGGGACTCATCAACGCCCAGCTGCGATGCGATATTTCGCTGACCGCGAATAGCAATGCGGTTGAAAATGTTGCTGGTAATTGCGTTGGCTCTCTTGCGTGTGCTTGTAAGTTCCATTCGGTATTCTTCCTTTGTGGTTTAGATACGTGCGCAGACCGTGGGGTCTGCCACTTGGTTTTTGCTTACCCGGTTAGAGGTGAGCGGCCAGAACTGTTAAAGAGCGGGTACTGCTTAGGCGGCTGAATCAGTCGCCTTCATGTATCGGTGCGGGTAGAGAATCTGCATCTCGCTAATTTTCCCCTTGAAGAACTTTGCGAGCTTCTCAGCTGTTTCGAGAGATGGAACCTGCATTCCCCTTTCGATTCGACTCAGGTTGCCAACGTCCAACTGTGTTGCGATGGCCACCTCGGCGATTGTCAGCTTTTTCTCTACACGCATTTTTCTAAGTGGCGTCTGCATATTGCACCTCCGTAATGCGCTATACGCATAATATGCGAAATAAAAAATATGCGCAAGGCGCTTTGCGTGTCACGCATAAAAAAGGTTGAATATGAGCCATGAAAATAGGCGACAAGATCCGACAAATTCGCAAAGCGAATAAGATGACCCTCAGCGAGCTTGCGTTGCGCGTAGATAGCGACGTAGGGAACTTATCGCGCCTAGAGCGCGGCATGCAGGGTTACAGCGATACTCTCATTCAAAAGATTGCAGAAGCTCTCTCAGTTCCTGTGGCTGAGCTATTCTCTTCTAATGAAGCCGGTGATACTGTAGATACATACAGTGTTGGTTCCATTATAAAAAAGGGGAGGAATGATGTGTATCGAATTGACGTTCTTGATGTTTCAGCAAGCGCAGGTGATGGGGCTGCCTCGAAAGACGTTGTTGAAGTAATACGGTCTATCGAGTACGTGCCTGACCAGGCTAGGGTAATTTTTGGCAACCGGCCGGAATCATCTGTGAAGCTCATCAACGTTCGCGGTGACAGCATGGAAGGAACCATAGAGCCAGGCGATCTCATCTTTGTAGATGTCGGCGTCAGTGTTTTTGACGGTGATGGCATTTACGTTTTCAGCTTCAATGGCGACATGTTTGTTAAACGACTGCAAAAGGTCAAGAGCCAGCTGATCGTGATTTCTGACAATCCTCGCTATCGTGAGTGGACAATTTCAGAAGAAGAAATGCATATGTTTCATGTGGCTGGCCGTGTAATGCTGAGCCAATCTCAGCAGTTCCGCCGCCACGGATAAGTCATCTTTTGCACACTAAGCCCGCCTTGCGCGGGCTTTTTTGTGCCTGTAGCAAACCCTACCTAAATATTTTTCTCTTTCTGTTTCATACGCATAGATAGATTTCCCGACTTTTTTAACCACACCCTCATATTATGCGCTTGATGCATATGCGCTATACGCATATTATTCATCTCAACAGCAGGACGCTGGTAGCCAAACGGAACAAATTGGCATCGCTCTTTAACATCGATGAACTCTCAACCTAACCGTTGAGACCAGAACCCAAGTGGTTTTGGAGATGGCGCGAATTGCAGCTCGCAAAAGCAACCAGAAGATAAGCATCTGGCGCGCCATGTACCTAAACCACTTAACCGGAGGTCAGCATGGCAACCATCATCTGGAAAGAAGCAAAAGGCACTGCCAAGAGCCGCTATAAAGCGCGCCGGGCCGCCAAACAAGAACAGGCACAGCAAGACGCTTCTCTTGCTCGCCGAATCGAACAGAAGCTATCTGGTTGCGTCAGAGCAGACCGAGCCACTTCGCTCGTAGCTCTCCGCGACAAGAAGCCGGAAGTAACCGAACGCAAGCGTAACCCGGCCAACCGCAAGCCGGTTAACCACCCTACCCACTTGATTAACGCGCACCAGAAAATGCGCGGCAAATCGATTCCTGCTTATTACGACTGAGGTGAGATATGGAGTTTAAGAAAGGCGACATAGTTACATGGACTAGCCAGGCAAATGGAAGCTGGAAAACCAAGACAGGAACCGTGGAACATGTATATGAACGAGATGGGAAAGTAACGCAGTATGCGGTCAGCGTTAACCCACCGGAAGGCTCAAAAGCTAAACCAAAGATGTACTACCCGCGAGCATCGGCGCTTAAGCCCGCAGAGTAATAACAGGCCGCATAGTCGGCCTTTCTTTTTGGCAGCAAGCCACTTATCTGAGGTGAGATATGGATGAGGAAGTCGAATGCGACGTATGCGGCAAAGGGATTGCTGCGGTGGCCGTTTACAGCGGCGATGGCAATGAAGAGCTGTGCCACGAATGCTATCAAGACATTTACGACATTGATGATGAATGCTCGCAAGCTAAAGCCATCGGCGAGGAGGAGTGAATGGAAAAGGTAAGAATAACCAAATCAAATTGCACATTTGTTCGGCCAGGTGATGAAACGGAAATCACTACCGTGAATGGGGTGCAGCGGATGTGGTCACCACGTTTAAACGCACACGAAAACCTCTCATGGGTAACTACGGCGTGGGGAGTTAAATACGAAGAAATTACTGCCCCGCCCGCTGAATAGCAGCCGATAGCCGACATGTGAATAGGAGGAATCATGGAGTGGATTAAATGTAGCGAGCGGATGCCGCCTGATGGTGAATACGTAATTGTCGCCACTGATGACACAGTTTGGGTTGAGACTCATTTTATTGAGTTTGACCATACATCAGAGCAAATGATGTGGTTCTCAGCAAATGCTGAAGCTGAATTACGGCCAGCTCAGCACTTTACTCACTGGATGGAATTGCCATCACCGCCCGCTGAATAGCAGCCGATAGCCGATTCATGGAGTCGGTTATCTGATGCAATCCGCATCATAACCAAGACAGGAGACGAAGACCTGTTCTGGTTAAATGGAGAAATAACCCTTGTTGTCTGTTCGCCCTCTCCGGAGGGCTTTTTTTTCGCCCGCATATCAACAAGGCTGCTTATTAGCGCGGCCTTTTCGCTATGCCAATTAACCAAGGATAACACCATGCAACAGTTCGCTTTTGCAGGGTGGCCTGTTGTGGGCTGCTCTGAATCGCTACTCGACCTAATCACCCGCCGCATGCGCGGTATCTGCAAAACGCTTAAGGAGCTGACATGTACAGCAATCAAACAGTAAACCATCAGGCTCTTATGGCCGCGCAGAGCAAGGCTGTTATCGCCAGATTCCTCGGTGACGCCGGGATGTGGTTGCAGGCCAATAAGCAGATGAAAGCGGCGGTAAGCATGCCCTGGTACCGGAGGCCGCAATGAACAACCAATACAAAAAGCCCATGGATTGGGATGAGCATGCGTGGGTTCGACTCATGAAAGATTTGATGAAACAGCAACCTAAACCACAGGAGCAGAAGCAATGAGACTGACCCTGAACGACGTCAAAGAAATTGAGCAGATTATCGCCGCGCTGGACGCAACGGATAACGAGCGCATCAACGATGAAGTCGAGCGCCTCGCCCAGAAAGCTAACCCGTTTATTTCGGCTCTGGCGGCCATGGATGCAGATGAGCATACCGCTGACGCTATCGGCTACCTCGAAGACCACAGCATCGCGTTTCAGGACGCATCCGAGGGTTGGTGGATTGATGCGCTGACGGAGCGCGTTACCGCCGAGTATGCGATCGGAATTTTTAAAGCGCGGCATTCACACAGGGAGGCAGCGTAATGTCATTCGATATCGTCAGTTTCGTTAAGCAGCAGGAGCCGCTGTTTTGCGGCGCTATGACCGACCAGACGGTCACATGGGCAAAGGAAAGCCAGTTTGCGATTCAACTTTTTCAGAAAAACGATTACCTCGCGAAGACGGCAACCAGCAACCCTACCAGCGCGCAGAACGCCATTATCAACGTTGCGGCCATCGGCATCACGCTGAACCCGGCCAGCAAGCTGGCGTACCTGGTGCCGCGCGACGGTATGGTATGTCTCGATATCAGCTACATGGGCCTGCTTCATCTGGCTCAGTCATCCGGCTCAATTAAATGGGGTCAGTGCAAACTGGTATGCGCCAACGACACTTACGAATCCAATGGACTGGATAAAGCGCCAACGCACAAATACAACGCATTTGGCGACCGTGGCGAAGTTGTAGGTGGTTACTGCACCGTTAAAACTCCTGATGGCGATTACCTCACGGAAGAGATGAGCCTGGCGGAAATCAAGGCCGTTGAAGCTACCAGCAAAGCCAAGAACGGGCCCTGGAAAAGCTTCTGGGAAGAAATGGCCCGCAAGACCATCGTTAAGCGCGCCAGCAAATACTGGCCCAAAGCGCAGCGTCTGGATAACGCAATTCACCTGCTTAACGATGATGAAGGTATGCATCAGGAGCCGGTAATGGCCTACCACTCCGAAGAGCAAATCATGGAAGACGAGCGCAAGCGCCAGCAGGAGGTCATCGATAAAGCCAGCGACCTTTGCGATGAGATGGAGCAGGCAGAAACCATGGACGACCTGAAGCGGAAATTTGCTGAGGCATACAAGCTGACGGCTGGCATGAAGTTGCAGCAAAACGTCCAGGCAGTCTACGCAGAATGCAAAGTCAAACTGGAGGCCGCCAATGAGCAAACTGTATGAGGTCGCCAGCGACTACGCCAGGCTGATGGATGCCGATATAGACCCGGAAGCTATGGCGGACACACTCGAAGGGATTGAGGGTGAGCTTGCCGATAAAATCGAACAGCTGCTTGCCATATGCAAAAACGAATCGACGTATGCGGAGCGTCTCAGGGATGAGGCAAAGAACCTGACCGAGCGCGCGGTTCGTGTCGAAAACAAGGTCGCAAATATCCGCGCCTACATCGCCACATCACTCGAAACTGCAGGTAAGAAATCAATACGCGCCGGTATTCACCAGGTAACAGTCCGCGCGCCTTGTCGTTCAGTAGAGATAACAGACAGCGCCCTACTCCCTCCTGAATACGTCGAATACGACACGGTAATTAAGCCGGATAAGTTGGCTATCAAACACCTGCTTGAGGGCGGCAAGGATGTTCCTGGCGCAACGCTCAAGACCGGCAAACCATCGCTGTTAATCAGGTAGCCCCCATGAGCTAGCCATTCAAAAAGCGCCGTGGCAACCAGCAGACGCTGGGCCGCAACTGGACTACCAAAGAGTTAAACCTCATTAAATCCCTGGCTGGCACCGTCCATCCCAAATTCATCGCCCGCCAGTTAAACCGCTCATACGAATCTATCCGCCAGATGGCAAAGCGCGAGCATATCAGCCTGCGTCGCGTTTAATCGTGCGCCACGGACGGCGCGAGGAAAAATCCATGATTACACATGACCCGCTTATCACACCAAGCGAGCTGGCCGCTCGCGTCAAATCTCAGCCGATGCCGAGCCGCGAAGAATTGATGAAACGCAACAGCTTCGGCTCTGTGAATAACAACAAATACCTCAACCGCTGGCTGGGAGCGAAGAAATGAGCAAAGAGAATATTGATTACCGCGCAATCGTCGAGCGCATCACTGAAATGCTTCACGGCGGCGTGACTGATATCGGGCTTCTGACTGTAACTGTGCAGTCGTACAAAGACCGCCTCGCGAAAGTCGAGGCCGAGCGCGACGAGTTGCTGGCGGCGCTGGTTTCCCTGGCTGCTGTCGCTCGCCGCTATCTGCCGGACTATGACGAGCACCCGGAGGTTCAGAAGGCTGATGACGCCATCGCCCGCGTCAAAGGCGGTGCCGCATGAGTGTTTTCATCGCCGCAGCTGTAGGAGCTGCACTGCCGTGGCTGTTCACGCTCATATGGTCATTCATCTACTGGGATTTCCGGTGGGATAAAAACGACATCAAACTTAATGCCCGCGCGTCAGTAATTTTCGCTGTGCTCGTCGTTGCTTTTATGGCTGTGAAAGGCGGTGCCGCATGAACAGAGCAAAACTGAAAGCGCTTCGCGAGCGCTACTCACCGCAGCCGGCGCCTAAATGCCACATTTGCGGCGCTGAAATGACAGTGCAGCGTATGTCCGCCAGCCGCATCACTTATGGCTGCACAGGTGCAATATATGACGACGCGGGGTGCCGCTACGCGGCAGGGCGCGATATTGCAGACGCACACTACGAGCAATCACGGGTTACGGTTGTTGATGTTAGCGACCCTGATGTGCTTGAGCTGATAGCAGCGCTGGAAGCCGCAAAGAAAACATCAGCGGCGCGTCTGGAGGCTATAGATCGCACTCACAAGATGTACCAGCGTGAAAATGAACGAGCAGAATCCGCAGAAAAGCGCATCGCTGAACTGGAGGCGCGCACGGTTAAGTTGCCGAGCATTAACCCTCAAATGTTCAACGACGATGTGATGTTTGGTTATCGAAAAGCACAACGCGAGGCGGTTGAGTTTTGCGCCGCGGCTGGCATCAATCTTGAGACAGGGGGTGAGTAGTGGCTAACCAGTCAGCGGAATGGCATATCACACTTCACACTGAGTGTCCGAAGTGCGACGAATACTTCGACATCAGCGCGCAGGATGATTTTTGGGTGGATGCGCGTTTTGGATGCTGTGAGCATGGCACGCCAGCAACGACAGGGGTTGATGTTGAGTGCCCGGAATGTGGGCACGAATTTAAAGTTGATTTCGAGTATTGAGACAGGGGTGAGTGATGCCGCTAACACACGCGCAGTTAGAAGCGATCAAACGCATGGTTGACGATGTCGACGCGATGATTGGGTGTGGCGATTCTGCGTCAGATGGTGCTTGGGAGCGGAACGTTAACCTAATAGAAAAAATGTTGAAAAAAAACGGCCTGAGCCGTCATTTCAAAGAAAAAGAGTGCGGGGGTGAAGCGTGAGCGAAATGAGCAAAGGGCGCGCGCAAGAAATTTTCCTGGGCAATGGCCCGGAGCCTACTGTGGCAGAAGAGCGGGAGTTGGCGCGTATAGCGCTGGACTGGCTTGCGCTGCGGGAAATACTCGACGGCGTGCCGCAAGAGGCGATTGACGGCGGCTGGACTGCGCGAGGTTTGAGTGATTACGCAAAACAGCTCGAAACCGAGTTGGCAGCGCTGCGGGAGCGTGCGGAGCCTGTTGCCTGGTTGGTTTGCGGTAGCAAAACCTTCAAAGACAGAACAGCTTCCACCCGAGAAGTAGCAGAGCAGGCCGTAAAAGACCGGAATGATGGCTCTTGCATTAAGCCGCTCTACGCCGCACCGCCCGCGCCGGTTTTGCCTGATGTACTTACGCGCCTGCGCGCCATCGTGGCTGACCCGCGAGCGTTGCCGCGCCGTAAGGAGTGGATTAGTGGGCAGCAATACAGTTATGTGCTTCTTGAAAACGTAGAAGCAATGGTGGATGAAGCCTGCCGCGCCGCCGTGCTTCAACCTGTAAGCTCGACTTACAAGTTGCCGGAGGCATGATTCATGAAATTAAAATATGAGTTCGAGTTTGAGCTCAACAGAATGGGCATCAAGGGAGCAATTGTACAGATAACTGTTATGTCAAAAAAGCACTGGCTGTCCAGCTGGGAAAGGGAGCAAACCTTTAAGGCCGAATGCACGGGCTTCAATGGATGGACAGGAGCCGAGTGGTCATACGAAGGTGGTGGAAGATTACCTGCGGCTTTGGAGTGTGAAATTAACCCTGCCGCTCAAAAGGCAGCAATGCGTGGGATTCCTGAACCGTCGGCAAAGAAGGGGTGATGGATATAGAATACTGGCCGGATTACCTACCTCCTCCTCGGCCTCCGCGAATTGACAGCCCGCCCACCTCAATTTACTGTATATAAATACAGTTATTTTAAGGTGCCACTGTGAGCAAAGACTCGGATTACTTAATCATCTATCGAGGCGAGATACATCACCGCATTACGCCCGGTAGATGGGTGCTCATTCAGCGCGCAAAGGAGTACGGCGGCGGGTGGTGGCTAGGGAAAGCATACGATGACGTGTTTATGCTGGAGTTCGAGAGGCCTACGTCAATGACCGTAGCGTCGGAATACATCATGTCGCATGGAAGGATGCAGACATTCCCACCGTGGGATGACAATTTTGAGTTAACACCATGACCCGCCAAGTGCGGGTTTTTTATTGGAGAAATTTATGTCTGATTTGGCAATGAAGGTTTTGGAGTGGCAAGCAAAGGGTTGCGTTGGAATAAGCAGTGCGACGATGGCATCAATTGCACTTGGCTTGGAAAAGAATTTTTATCATGGTCGTTTCGATGCTCCATCCGACCCGGCAGACCTGCACAGATGCATGCTTCTGGTTGAGGATATCCCTGAGATTAAAGATAGCTTTCCCGCAATAGCGAAGAAGGTTAAGGGTTTTGCTGCAATTCTGCTCGAATGGGATCGGCTGACAGGTCTGCTAAAGGAGGAGTTGAAGCGACCAGACAAGCGAGCGCCAGAAACTTATGCGCTCATGAAAGAACTACGCAATGCCGCCTGATGGCGGCTTTTTTATTTACGCCTGGAGATAATCGAATGAATACAGCAATGAGCGATAGACTCATGCCGATCACCGATGTGTGCGCGGCAACCGGCTACAAGAAGCCTACCATTTATGAATGGATGCGAGATGGTAAATTTCCACGTCCTGTTAAGATTGGCAGGAGCGTCCGATGGCCCTCCAGTGAAGTCGATGCGTGGATAAAGGATAAAATCACTTCTTGTCCTCGATCAGGCCAGCAATAACACCTCCCCACCAATCCATCATTTCCCTTCTTTCTTTCATATACTCCGCATGATTGTACGCGGCAGCTACCCTATTCTTTTGCTGATGAGCCAGTTGTGCTTCTATCACTTCTGGCCTGAAGCATTGCTCATACAAAGCGGTGGATGCCGTGGCGCGGAAGTCATGCCCGGTTATCTCACCGCTTGCAAAACCCTGATACTCGATAGCACGATTAATGGTGGTCTTGGCAATTGGCTGTCCAGGCTTTGATGGGCTGGGGAAGAGATATTCTTTATCACCTGTCAGTGGTTTAAGTTCTTCCAGCAATGCGATAACATGGTCGCACAACGGAACGCGGTGTTCGCGGCGTTTCTTCATCACTTCTTTTGGGATTATCCATTCGGCTTTTTCTAAGTTGATATCATCCCACCTGGCAAACCTAAGTTCCTGTTGACGCACGAATGTCATAACCAGCATTTTTATGCAGATAACCATAACCGGGCTTTTGTAATTTCGTAGCGAGACAAATAGCTGACGAAGCTCTTCTGTAGTTGCCGGTCTTGCGTGTGTGGTAGGCTTCTGCATCACCGCGCCGCGAAGGGCATACGATGGATCGACTTCAGCTCTCAGTGTGGCGACGGCGTAGCAAAAAACGGCCGAACATATCTGTCTCACTTTTCCTGCGGAATAAGCATTCCCTGCCTTCTCTAGCTTACGCATCAATGCAAGTATGTGCGCCGCTTTAACGTCCTTTACTGGTATCTTCCCTATTGCGGGCAGGATGTGCTTATCCAGGAATCCACGATTAACTATCTGAGTTTTCTCTGCCCAGGTCTGGCACTTTCGCTCATACCATTCTTCAGCGATTGATTTGAAGGTGTTCGCTGCATCACCCATAACCATCAGCTTTTCAGTGTCTTTGACGATGGTTGGATTTTTGCCCTGCCTAACCTGTTCTCTTGCCCACTCTCTTTCTCTTCTGGCATCAGCCAGGGATACGCCAGGGTACTCGCCTATCGTATAGCGCCCGTCTTTTTTTGGTGACAGCCAGAACCGGTATCGCCATATCTTGGCACCGGTAGGTCTGACATCAAGATAGAGGCCCTGACCATCCTGAAGCGAGTAAGGCTTCTCATGAGGCTTAGCATTTCTGATTTTTGTGTCGGTTAATGGCAT